TGGAAAAGCCTCTGCAAAATCAAAAGGTAGTAAGATTTGTCCAGAGGGAAAAGCATGGGCAAAAAGAACGTTTGATACTTATCCTTCGGCGTATGCAAACCTAGCAGCATCTAAGTATTGTAAAGATCCTAATTATGCTAAGAAGTCCAAAGGCGGTAAGCGAAAGGGCAAATAATGGGAGAACTCAAAAAATGGTTAGACCAGAAATGGGTAAGGATAGGAACAGATGGTAATATCAAAGGTGAGTGCGGGACTTCGAAAGATAAAAAGAATCCTGACCGATGCCTTCCGGCAGCTAAAGCACGTTCTCTTTCTAAAAAAGATAGAGCAGCGACTGCAAAGAAAAAAAAGAAAGCAGGATCAAAAGGCAAAACAGTCGTTAAAAACACCAAAAAAGCAGAAGTCAAATTTGCAAAAAAAGGTGGTGAAATCAAACAAACAAAACCCAAAAGGCCGTTCAAAGGGAAGGCCAAAAAAGGTACAGCCGTAGCTAGAGGTTGCGGTGCAATTATGGCAAATCGGCGTAAGCGCACAAAGGGTGCGGTGACACAATCTTGAAAGGAGAAAACTTATGGCGATGAAAAAGAAGGGCTACCGTAGCGGTGGCAAAGTAAAAAAAATGATGAAAGGCGGTGCCGCAGGCGGTAAAAAACCTAGAAGAATGATGAAGGGTGGAGCCGCAGGTGGTAAAAAACCCATGATGATGAAAAAAGGTGGTAGAGCAGGCGGTGCAAAGAAAATGACCGTAGCACAACTTCGCGCTGCTGCTAAAAAGATGGGGTACAAAGTAACTAAAGCATAATGCCATATTTACATAGTAATATACCCTATTTTAAAGCATGGGTTCGCCGTGAATACACTCATAACCATGAAGAGTATCACGGCGAATTTTTACATGCTATGGTTGTTGGCGTTACATCAATGCCAAACAGGTGTCTTAGCTTTCAGGTTATCTTCACTGGTAGTGAAGCTGAAGGTGAAGAAGAGGACACAGTACACGGTGGAGCAATGTGGGCTAGAATGCCCATAACCGCGTTAGTTGCCGATATTCCCCTAGATGAGTGGCCTGAACCAATGGAAACTTATGATGCACAGCCTTGGGATTGTGCTTCGTATAATCATGCAGTGTATGTTATAGATCGTGCTACCCCATGCCCTTGGTTGGCAAAGGTAGATGGTCAAATGCATCCTGCTAAATACCTTTTTACAGTTGATTATGCAGAGAGCGAGATAGCAGACGATCCTGCACAACATAAACAAAGTCATGTTTTACAATTACTGGACGCGGGAGAATGGACAGGTAATATCGTGGCTTTACCAAATAACAGAGTAAGAGTAACGCATCCTGCATGGTTTCAAGTGGGAGAGGGTGCGCCCGATTTTAAACCTTCACAACATATACACTATTCAAAAAGTGATTTAGACTATACATTAGACGTAAATCGCATTTTTGATAATCTTTATAACGAGGAATAAAAAATGGCTGTATCAGGATCAACAGACTTTGAATTAGATGTAGCTGAGTATGTAGAAGAAGCCTTTGAGCGTTGCGGTTTAGAGGCTCGTACAGGCTACGACCTGAAAACAGCCAAAAGATCTCTTAATCTGATGCTTGCTGATTGGGCTAATCGCGGCCTAAATCAGTGGACTATAAAGCAAAGAACTCAAGCATTAACAGAGTCTGATGGTCAATATGACATGTTAACAGATGTTATTGATGTTTTATCTGTTGTCGTGAGAAGAAGTGGCACAGATTATTCAATGGATAGGATTAGCAGGGATACATACCTTGCTATTCCTACAAAAACCACAACAGGAAGACCAACACAGTTTTTTTTAGATAGACAATTAACGCCAAATCTAAAAATATGGCCTTTGCCAGAAAATAGTACAGATATCTTGGTTTATGATTGTTTAACAAGAATAGATGATGCTGATGCTCAAGTTAATACAATGGATATACCATTTAGATTTTATCCATGTTTATCAGCAGGTTTAGCTTATTACATTGCTTTAAAACGTGCGCCAGAACGTGTGCAGATGTTAAAAGCAGTATATGAAGAAGAAATGAGGAGAGCGATTGATGAAGATAGAGATCGTGCTTCTTTTCAAATTACACCAAGTTTAGGAAACTATCGTATTGTCTAAATTTGCAACAGGAAAACATGCTTTTGGCATATCAGACCGATCTGGATTTAGATATCGGTTAAAAGATATGCGTAAAGAGTGGAATGGTTTGCTCGTTGGTAGAGATGAGTGGGAAGAAAAACATCCTCAACTACAGCCACTTAGAGCGGTTCCTGACCCTCAAGCATTAAGAGATCCAAGACCAGAACAGAACTTAGATGAACAAAGAGACATACAGTATGGATATGATCCTGTTGGTTTTAGAGATATACCCGGAATAACACCACCAAATAATTTAGTTGCACAAGGTGCGGTTGGTTCTGTAACGATAACCATATCAGACACAGGAAATGAAATTGTAAATGTCACAGGTTTAGCGGGCACAAGTGCTGTTGGTAGTGTCACTGTCGTAGATGATGCATCTACTTTTGATAGTACATCAGTTACATTAGACTCAACGTCACAGACATTTGATGAGGGATAAAAGATGGCAAAGCAAACAGTAGGTATTGGTTCATCTGCAAATGACGGCACGGGCGATACGCTTCGTGTAGGTGCGGATAAAATAAATGACAACTTTAATGAGATTTATGCTGCATTAGGTAACAGTTCTAATGTTCTTACTGATATAATAGATAGTGCAGGTCTTCTTGATGTTAGCTCTGGCGCAAATAAAATTGTATTCTATTACGCAGCTTTAACTGATCTTCCTAGTGCCTCCACATATCATGGCGCTGTAGCCCACGTTCATGCAACGGGTGGACTATATTTTGCGCACGGTGGTAATTGGATAAGGTTGAATGACGAAGTATCTGGGCCTGTAACGACATATGTAGCAGGGACAAATGGTTCATCTGCATATACCTTTACTGGTCCCGGCGCTACGTCTGGAGACAATCCAAACTTTACATTCTACAAAGGTCATACTTATCTTATTGATAACACCGCAAACGTAAGTAGTCATCCTTTGCAAATTAGAACATCTAATGGTGGATCTGCTTTTACTACAGGCGTCACAGAAAACTACAACTCCACCACAGGATTAACACAGTTTATTGTGCCACATGAACCTTCGGACACAACCCTAGTCTATCAATGCACCAATCATAGTGCTATGGTAGGAAACATAACGATAGTGTGATGATATGAGCTTTACATTCGATCAATTAAAAACGGCTATTCAAGATTATACAGAAAATGATGAAACAACTTTCGTCAATAATCTTTCTTTATTTATAAGACAGGCTGAAGAAAGAATACTAAAAAGCGTACAACTTAGCCTATTTCGCAAAAATGCTACAGCTTCTTGCACTGCAAGTAATAAATATTTGGCTTGCCCAAGCGATTTTTTAGCACCCTTTTCTCTTAGTCTTGCAGGCACAGATGGAGATAAGTTTTTTATAGATTTTAAAGACCCTAGTTTTTTACAAACATATACTCCAGATTCCACAACTACAGGATCTCCAAAGTATTATGCTGTTTTTGATGTAGATAACTTTATATTAGCTCCAACTCCAAATACTACGTTTACCGCAGAACTTCATTATTTTTATCGTCCTGCTAGTTTAACAGCAGGAAGTGGCAGCGGAACTACTTGGCTCAGTATAAATGCTGAATTGTCACTCTTATATGGAGCACTTGTTGAAGCCTATATTTTTATGAAAGGCGAACAAGATATGATGGCATATTATGATAAAAGGTTTACAGAATCTTTATCTGGTTTAAAAATGCTTGGAGAAGCAAAAGAAACAACAGATGAATACCGAACAGGAAAAGTTATTAGGGCAAAACAATAATGTTTAAAATAGATGTAAACGTACCAAAAGATGAAGCTGTTGTTGGAGTTAGAACAACAGAGAATCGAGGGTTTACGCCTGAAGAATTAGCGCAGCAATGCGTAGAAAAAGTAATTTCGGTCTCCGATAGCGCCCATCCCGGCATCAGAGACCAAGCTCGTGCTTTCTCAAAGCACATTGAAAAGCTTGTTGAATATTATATGAGACAGGCTATTCGCAGTGACCGCACAACAGTGTATAATGCATTGAAGGATGCGGGACATCCCGAACTGGCTGAACTTATAAGGAGACTTTGACATGGCCTTTAGTGGAAACTTTATGTGTACTTCTTTTAAGCAAGAGTTGCTTACGGGAAGTCATAACTTCACAAACTCAACAGGTGATACATTTAAGCTTGCATTGTATGATAACAACGCTTCTTTTGATGCATCTACAACAGATTACACAACCTCTAACGAGGTAAGTGCTTCTGGGTCTTACAGTGCAGGAGGTGGTACGCTTACAAACGTAACACCGACTACATCTGGAACGACAGCGTTGACAGATTTTGCAGACCTTACATTTACTTCTGCGACGATTACTGCTCGTGGCGCATTGATCTATAACACCACAACAGGTGCCGGATCAGGAACTACGGATACAGTTGTTGTGTTAGATTTTGGTTCTAACAAATCTTCAACAGCGGGTGACTTTCAAATTGTTTTCCCAACAGCGGATGCGAGTAACGCGATAATCCGTATCGCATAAGGACTTTCCTTATGGCGAATATAACTGGTTGGGGTCGTGGAACATGGAGCGAGGGTGCTTGGAGTGAAGCACTTCCCGTCCGTGTTGGTCACACTCTCAACGGTTGGGGTGAGTTAACTTGGGGTGAAACCTCTTGGGGTGGTGAGAAATCTACTCTTGCAGCGATGCAAGGTCAGGTTGGAACTGCTGTTGTCCGCGAAGATATATCAGTCAGCCTAACAGGGCTTGAAGCTACGACTGCGGTAGGCTCTGTAACTGTACAAGGTAATAACAGTGTTACACTTACAGGGCTTGAGGCTACAGGCGGTGTAGGCGATGTAAGTCTCGAGACAGAACAAAACATTCCAGTTACAGGTCTTGAGGGTACAGGATTTGTAGGCACCGCTGTTGTTGTACAAGGTAACGGTGTTGTTGTTACACTGGGTGCAGGATTAGAGGCTACTTCTGCGGTAGGCTCTGGCACAAGTATTGTTATTAATGCTTATGTTCCACAAACAGGTCTTGAGGCCACGGGTGGCGTAGGCACTGTTTCTATTAGTGCAGGCACAGGTATTGATGTAGATGTAACAGGTCTTGAAGCTATAGGCGGTGTTACAGAGCCAAGTATTATTGGGGATGCTCCTAATGTTGCGGTCACAGGTGTAGCGGGTACAGGCACTATTGGAACCATAACCGCCGTTACGTATCAGGTCGTTCCTGTTTCAGGAAACAATTTAGCAGCAACGGGTTTAGTTGGCACGGCAAGTGTTGACGCGGACGCAATTGTCAATGTAACAGGTCTAAGCACTAGCGCAAGCGTAGGATCTGTGT